AGCGGACGATTGAGCGGCAGGCCAAGCAGCTTGCCTTCATCATTGCAGACCAGTGTGACCTCTGAACCGGTATCACTCAATGTGATGCATTCGATCAGCCCGCCTACAAAGTTCTGCATGGCTTCAAGGGTGTTGTCCAGTTCGATCTCCTTTGGCAACTCCATTGGCAGGAGCGCAAGGACTTTGATTTTTTCCTCTTTCATCGTAAAACCTCCTTATGCCACGTTTAGCCTTGTAGCCTTATAACAATCAGCACACATCCCCTCATGGGTAGCTGCAAATTCTGCCGCCTGCATGATGGAGCCGTCCTTCAGCTTGACCCTCTTGATGGGCTGGTTGCACCGGGCACAGATGCAGGGCACAGGCGGCCGTTCCGGCTTTTGGCTGGTGGATTTCGGTTTCGGCTGCTTTTGCGGTTCTGCCTCCGGCTGCGGTGCGGCATCCTCCGGTAAATCCTCTCCGGCATAAACGTACAGGCCAAGGCCAAACATAGCAAGGTTCTTCACCAAGCACCGCATGATAGCTTTATTCACATCGAACATGGAGGCTGCTTCTACGGTGCGTTCTTCCATGCCGACTTTTTCACGGCGGCGAGTCTGCGGATTGTAGTCCCATTTCGGAGTGGTGTAGGTGTAAGGGGTGGCTTTCATCGCTTTATTTGCGCCATCCAGTACAGGCAGCCACATTTCGTGCGAAACGCCCTCAATCGTGACCGAGGTATACACCATAAAGCCGGTGATGGGGTCATAAACATAGGGCAGGCCGTTGAATTTCTTGACCTCATAGCTGGCAGCGGGATACAGTTTTTTCACCTCTGCCCAGGCATACGCCCAGCTTACATATTTCAGCTCGGTATTGCCGGACTTCTTGACTTCCAGATGATCTTTGAAGTCGATAGCGAATAATTTTACGAACGGATTTTCTGTAGCCATAATAACCCTCCAAGAAAAAAGGCGGCAGAGAAGTCACTCCCTGCCGCCATATACAAAGTTTTATGCCGCATGAACGATGGTAAACCTGCGGCTGCTTACATTTTTGCTGTATTGGTTGAAAATGTCCGGCTGCTCTTTCCGCAGTCGCTGAGAATCCACACGCTTGCTTTCGGAGGATACCCACGACACCTTATAGCCCGGTGCCGTGCCATAGGCAGCATCCTGCATTTGCAGCTTGACCTGTTGCTCGATGGCCGTCTTTTCCTGTTCCATCTGCTCGATTTGGTCGGAAATCTCCTGCCGCTTATCCAGAAGTCCATGCAAGGCACTCAGGTCAGCAGTCTTGTCCCGGTTGTCTACCTCATAAAGCTGGTTGATCTGCTGGGTGTCACAATCGCAACCGTTGGGTGCAGGGGGAATCTGGGGCACAACATGGTTCGTCCAGAAACGCTCTTCCTTATCAATAAGGTCAGAAATCACCTGCTTATCTGTCACGATCTTGTGGATCACCAGCTCTCTGCCGAAAATCAGAGCCGCCACATACCAGCAGTCGAAACCGCTGACGGCTAAGTAGTGGTCAACCTGCGCCAGATAATGAGCTGGGATTTTCCCATCCGCCCACTTATCTGCGGAGAAGGGCGAAACCGTCTTGCACTCCAGCCCGGCCTTCTGTCCAACGATCAGGCGGTCAAAATCTGCCAGAAGCAGCGGATGTTCCTCACTCTGGTAAATGGCATTTGCTCGGCGTATTTTCAGACCGGTTGCTTCGGTGAAGCGTTGCGCCACATAATCCTCCAAATCACGGCCCTGCCGCATAGCCTCGTTGTCGATATTTTCAGTGGTATCGCTGATTTTATCGTGGTACACCTGAAATGCCGAGCGGTAGGGATTCAGGCCAAGGATAGCCCCGGCATCCGTGCCGGTAATACCGCATTTGCGGTAACGGAGCCAATCTTCTTTAGATAAGTTCCGTGTAGATACAAGCCTTTTCATGCAATGTTCAACCTCTCTTTCATTTGTTCTTCTGCGATAGAGAAATCATATTCCACCAAGTCTTTGATAATGGTGGAAAACTCATCCACCAAAGTGCGGTCATCACCCAGCCACAGGGTATACAGGAAATCCAGAATATTCCGCTGCACCCGAAGATGGTTCCAGAAACGCTCGTCCATCTGCTTTTCGGTGTCCAACGTAATCAAGGCACTGACGATGGTGCTTTTCATCGTGATCTCGTATGCCGTGGTGCAAGTAGGCTTTGGAAAATCGGCTTCGATGCTGTTCAGGAACTTAGAAAATTCCCGGACAGCCCGGTTGCTCACATCGTTCATACGTCCTCCTTTATGCTGCTGCCAGCACCATCTTGTAAGCCTTGTCGATCATGGGGTTACCCTCTGCGGTGCGCAGGAACAGGTTCTCGTTGTAGTTTTTGGTCTTGCGGAGAGGGTCTGCGTGGGTGGCAAAATCGGAGACGGCGTTGATAAAACGCCAACCGTTTTTGCCGACCCATTCCAGATCCGGTGCGTTATAATAGCGAGCCTTCAGATTTTCCTGCAAGCGCAGGTTATTCTTCCGCTGGCAATCGGACAGGTCCTCAGAAATCGGGAAAAACTCATTGATGAACTCCTGCACCTTGTGATCGGATAAATCGATGCGAGCCAGCTCTTCGCCGCGGTTGCCGAGTTCAACCATATAGTTGCTGGCCAGCTGCAGGGTTTCACGGGCATCCTGCACGCGGAGCAGAACATTTTCGGTGTGGCGTGCAGCCCAGCTGCGCTTTGCGGTATTTAGCGCGAGGTTCAGCGTGTTCTGGCAGACTACACGGATCGGAGTCATGGCCACTTTCACACCAGAACTTCCGTCATGACTGTTGAAGATCACAAGATATGGTACTACTTGATCTCCAGCGATAAGATATTTCTTTGGAAGCCTTGCCAGCATCCAGACCTTCTTGCCGCCCTGCAAAGAACCGGCAGTTTCGTAAGTAACACCTTCACCCAGCAGGTCATCGGTGAACTGGAACGCTTCTTCGTTCTGCACAATGCGGTAGCGGTCAGACACCACGCCCAGAACAGCTTCATCGGTGCTGCGGACATTGGCACGATAGCCGGGGATCATAGCACCCGTGCCAGAATAGATGTTGCGGCTTTCCACCTGCCAATCCAGACCAGCCAGCTCCAAGGCTTCACGGCTTGCAGGGGCATCCATCACGATACGGCCAAGGCCATGCCAAGGGGTCTCACGGACAGAGAACATGGTTTCAACGTTTGCGGACATAATCTTTACCTCCAAAATTTTTGATTGTCTTATTTCTTTTCGATTTGATGAGCCGTCCAGACAATGATTTTCGCAACACCTTTTCCGACTGCTTTCATCACCTCCACCAATACTTTTTCAAAGATTTCTGCCATTGATTTTTCCTCCGTTTTTCTGTAAAAATCAAAGACCAGTAAGCTGATGTGGTTGCTTACTGGTCTTTCTATCCAAGGGTATAATATATCATTATATCTGCTTCAGATACGCCTAACTTGTACCAAGTGTGTCCGATGTGTCAGTGTTTTTGCGAATCAGTCTTATGTTTTCGTGTCTTTCAGGTGTTTTATGGGTGGAGATATAAGGATATAATAAAACTTGTTTTGAAAATCTCTGACACAACCGGCACAGCCGACACAGCCTCCTACTTCTTCGTTTTCGACCAGATTCCCACAACCACCGTGAGATCCTGCCATTCATTTTTGCGGATTCCCTGATTTCGGGATGCCTTAAAAGCCTTTGCCTCCTCAAAGGAAATCGAAAAGCGTGCCATCTCTACAAAGCCATCCATCGTATATGCTGCAGCGTTTCTCGCCTGTACCTCTGACATCTGAAAGTCGAGTACCCAGCGAAATTCTTCATTTGTCAAGGGCGTGATTTGCGCCACACAGCTGTTGATAAGCTCCCGATCAACATCGTTCTTTGATGCCCGCTGCCATTCATCCAGCTTCTGCGAGATCAGATTCATGTCCAGCGCTCCACTGCGTTCATCCTCCTGTTCTACGCTCTCATACTGAGATTGCAGATCTGCGATCTGGTTGTCTAAGCCTTTGCGACGTTCCATAAGTTCCTGTTTGGTGATGATGCCATCAGCACACAGGTCAATATACTTGTCCAGCCGTTCTCTCTGCTTAGCGATGCTCTTTTCCAGCATTGCCTTTCTGGAAATACGCACAGTCTTTTCCTCTGCCATGCAGCGGTTCAGAATCCGGTATACCTCTTTGACGGTCTTGCCTTTGTCAAATGTGAGATGTTCAAACACCTTTGCCGCCATCAAATCCAGCTTCCACTCACTGATGGCCTTGATTTGGCAGCTGATGCTCAAATCAAGGCCATGTTCCTGCAAGTAGCTGATGCTCGGCCTGCGTGTACGGCGGTAGCACTGAAATCCATGAATTACAGCACCATCCCGGTTCACACGCCACTTGAACTGAATAAATCCTGCACCGCAGCTGCAACGCAATTTTGCCGTCCAGATGGATTTCGGCGTGTTCCGCATATACTTGTGCTTCTTTCCGTTTTCATCGATTACTCGTTCTGATTTTGAAGTCAGAATCTGCTGGCACCTGTCCCACGTTTCTTCTGACACCAGCGGTTCAAAATCGCCTTTCACATAGACGTAGCTGCTTTCGTCCAGATTTTTGACACGTTTTTGCGTCAAGTAGCCGTCACTGTGGGATTTATTGTAGCAGATACAACCCTTATAGGTCGCATTATGTAACACCCGGCTCACCTTGGAAGCGTCCCACGAAACATGGCCGCTTGCATCCAATCTGCCTAGCCTGTATAATTCTGCTGCCACTTTTTGAAGCCCAACCTTTCCAGTCGAATACATCTGGTAAATCAGTTTTACGGTCTGTGCCTGATCCGGATCTGGAACATAGGTTCCATTCTCTCTGCGGTATCCCAAGATATTTCCGTTGCCATACAAAACATGCTTCTCCCGACTGATTTCTTGCCCCGCCTTGACGCGCTCTGAAATTTTTCGGCTTTCATCCTGTGCCAAGGAAGACATAATCGTCAACCGAAGCTCACCATAATCGGTGGCCGTGTTGATACCATCGTTGATGAAAAATAGATTCACGCCCACAGCCTTCAACTCACGGATATAGGACAACGTATCAACTGTATTTCGTGCAAACCGGCTCACCTCACGGGTAATGATAAGGTCAAATTTACCTTTCTTTGCATCCTCTATCATATGCAAAAACTCTGGCCGCTTCTGTGCCTGTGTTCCGGTGATGCCTTGATCCACATAGACCTCCACGATTTCCCAGTCCGAGTGCCGGGAGCCTTCAATTTTATACCACTCCAACTGGTTTCCCAGTGCATTGATCTGTGCCTCATGTTCGGTTGAGACACGCGCATATACTGCTACTCGCATATTTTACCTCCACATTTTGAGATTTCAGGATAAAAAGAAAAGCTCTGGCAGAATTCTCCACCAGAGCCTCTCTCTGTCGCTTACGAAGCCTTTGCAGGCGGTTCTTCCTCCTGCTCACGCTTCATCCGAAGGAAGTTCTGATAGGTGGGCAGGTTCAGCAGTCCTGCCACAAAAAGAGCTTCGATCAGACAGTAAGCCATCGCCTTTTCGTCAACGTCCATCGTCGTAACACCTCCGTAGTGCTTGTGATCGTGCTTCGGCTCACAGATATAACGTATCATCGAAATGTCTGACGTTACGGACGAAGGCGGATACCATAGAACCCCCACACCGGGTTTTCCGAGGCGGTGAGACGCTTTCGGTCACGAACACCGCCAGCCTGCTCCATGTACTTGTTGAACGCTGTAGCGCTGCACGGACATGTGCCGTTTTCATCGCAACAGGCCTCATACGCCCTCCTCAAATCAGATGTAGCAGTAAAATAGTTGTAGTCCCCCATTTCACAGTGGTTTTCAAGGAACTCTTTAAGATAGTCCATCGAGTTTTTCCGCTGTATCCCTCTCATGCAGTCCACATCAGGAATCGGTGGAAACTGCCAGCCTTGCTTCATCAGTTTTCTGGCATACTGAAGTGCTTTCGTCACGATTGCATCGCGCTCCTTCCAGAGTTTTTTAGCAAGATCCGGGTCTCTTTCATCCTTCGGAACAGATTTCATGAACGGAAGGAAGATAATCCGGTCAAGAAATGCCGGATCGTTTGAATCGATTCTCAGGAGGAAATTGGTCGCAAACAAAAACTTCATATTATGATCGAGCTTTAGCGACCTCTGATTTTTGCGCTGGATTTCGATGCTGTCTCCACCGGTGATCCGCTTCAGTTTGGACACTGCACTTGCATTCAGCACTTCCTGCGGAAGATCTAAGGAGATGTTGATTCTGGAGTACAGCAGCGACTCCGTTTCAAACTTACCACCCAGTTCACCAAGCGAGAGGTTGCTCACCGAGTTTTCCGGATAAAGTTTCTGTATGGTATTGCCCAAGATACTCTTGCCAGAGTTCGGAGCATACCCCATAACGAAGAAATATTTTCCGCTTGAAGGCTCAATCAGAAGATACCCAAGTGCCATCATAAAACGTTCCTTCAGATCTTCACGTCCCTCAGTAATCGTATCGAGAAACTCGTCGAACACCGGGCATTCGGCATCTTCATCATAGCAAGCATCCAGAACGGTAAATGTTATACGCTTGGAGCTATGATGTTTCAGCTTCATTTTATTGAGATACAAGATCCCGTTTTTCAAAGGACAATATGGTTTATCTTTAAGCGAATCTTCGTACTTCAAACGAGGATTTGCCTTCATACATTTATAAATATCCAGATGATTTCGGAGGTTTTTCACCCCGTCAAGCCCTGGACTTATGTATTGACGGTAAAGAGATACAACGCCCTCAGCGTCGATCGATTCATAGTATCGATCATTATAATGGTATAACACGGATTTCCTATAGAGAAAGTCCGTTTTTTCAAGCAGATCTTCTTCCATCTGGCAAACAGATGGTTGCCTAAACCGCCCCTTTGCTGGCGATTCTTGTTCGCCATCGGTAAATTGTGCATCTTCATCACCCCCTTCCACAAAAGCAGCCAGTTTCAAAAGATCTACGCCCTCGGATGAAGCATTGGCCTTTTTCTTGGCTTTCTTCTTGGCCTTCTTTTTTTGTTTTTTCTTACGTTTTTCCTGACGCTGCTTCGACGCCATCTCATACATCGAAACAAACGGCTCATCGCTGTTATCAGGAAATTCGTCCGGATATTCACCCATATCTTCTTCAAATACAAGTGAGTCCGTATCCGCTGGTGAGCCGCGTCGTTCCACTATCATGGGCTCATCATCTGGGCCTGAGTCAGGTTCCAGACCACGCCTTGGCACAATGAACGACTGGTCACCATTTGGTGGTTGGCCTGTGCATTCTTCATTGTACAGATCGTAGTTCGAGCAGTCATCGTAGTTCATACTGAACCTCCTTAGAATATTAATTGCCGAAACACTATCACGTTCCTTGCAAAAACAGCATACCACATATGATACTCTCCCCGCTAACCGGCATTTTTTTTAGTTCGTTTTCAAAAAATCACCTGTTAATATCTGCTAACCAATTTAAGCTATGCCTATAAAGTAAAAAACCTCTCAAACTTTCTGCGTTTGAGAGGTTTTTATCTTACTTATTTTCTCAGCATTTTCTCCCCAAGAGTAAATATCATATGCTCACAATCCATCAAACAACCTGTGATTTCTCTATATATCTCCTTATTGTGCTCTAAGTTATGTGGATACGTCATTTTGTAGTGTGCAACTGTATTCGAAACATATTTAAGAGCATTTTCCATATTTTCAGTCGCTCTTTCTCCAGAGATATCATTAGAAAAAATGCGCAAAAGACATCCTTGAATCATATCATCTGTATAGTTCAAATGCTCATTTTTTGCCAATGATTTTATACCTGTCTCAACCAAACATTTTACTGGGAAGTCATCGAATTCTCTCGGATCATCACCTTCTATTCTCTTTGCAAATTCCGAAAAAGCTTCTTCATCGTCTTTTCTCAGTAGAAGGTCAAAAAATTGGCAGTTCTCCCTTGTGAGCAATGTCGGTGTTTTTCTCGATGAATTCATTGTTAATATCTTATAGGCTGGTACCTTTTTCCCTTCGTATAAAACCTCCCCCATGATTCTATTTAGTCTTCTACTAAGCATTTCTGCAAGATCATCAATATAGCTACTGTCTCTTCCAGTCAATTTTCTTGTTACAGCGTTGAATACCTTCTCGTCTATTCTTTCTTGTGTCAAAAGTTCATTTAACGCTTGTTTATCTGAATCAATATATTTATCTTTGTAAATTATAATCCACCGGCGAATAAGATATTGCCTATAAGGTATTAAATCATCATCTGTGTCATCATATTCATCGTCATCAAAAAAGCCTTCCCATATCTGCCCCGTTTTTTCTCTGCATATATTCCATTCATCGGATGCTTTTTCTAATCTTTTCATCTCTTCTTCTGTAAAAGCAAATGTTTCTTCAGACATTTATAAATCAACTCTATTCATGAAATAAATTTATATCTTATTAAACGTACAAACCCTCCCCGGCAAAACCATTCAGTTTCACCGGGGAGGGTTTATCATACGTTTATCTTCCCATGTTTTGCACGATTAGTGCATCTTCATGCAACAATCTTACTTTCTGGGATTTTTGATAGCAGCCTGAGCAGCAGCCAGACGGGCGATAGGCACACGGAAGGGAGAGCAGCTGACGTAGTCCAGACCGACGTTGTGGCAGAACTCCACGCTCGTGGGATCGCCGCCGTGCTCGCCGCAGATGCCCAGACCCAGATCGGGGCGGGTCTCGCGGCCATCATGGGCAGCCATCTTGACCAGCTTGCCGACGCCGACCTGATCCAAATGCTGGAACGGATCGCTCTCGTAGATCTTGTTCTCGTAGTATGCGCCCAGGAACTTGGCAGCGTCATCACGGCTGAAGCCGAAGGTCATCTGGGTCAGGTCGTTGGTGCCGAAGCTGAAGAACTCAGCCTCCTTGGCGATCTCGCCGGCAGTCAGGGCTGCGCGGGGGATCTCGATCATGGTACCGACCTGATACTTCATGTCAACGCCGGCAGCAGCGATTAGCTCGTCAGCAACCTTGACGACAACGTCCTTGACGAACTTCAGCTCCTTGACCTCGCCAACCAGCGGGATCATGATGTGCGGGGTGATCACATGACCGGTCTCAGCAGAGACGTTCAGAGCAGCCTTGATCACAGCACGGGTCTGCATAGCAGCGATCTCGGGGTAGGTAACAGCCAGACGGCAGCCACGGTGACCCATCATGGGGTTGAACTCGTGCAGAGAAGTAACCACGTTCTTCAGGTCGTCGTAGGTCATGCCCATGTCGGCAGCCAGTTCCTTGATGTCCTCGTCCTTGGTGGGCAGGAACTCGTGCAGGGGCGGGTCCAGATAACGGATGGTCATCGGGCGCTCACCCATGATGCGGTACATAGCCTCGAAGTCGCCCTGCTGGAACGGCTCAACCTTGGCCAGAGCAGCCTCGCGCTCTTCCACGGTGCGTGCGCAGATCATCTCGCGGACAGCCTTGATGCGGTCCTCAGCGAAGAACATGTGCTCGGTACGGCACAGGCCGATGCCCTCAGCACCCAGATCCACTGCCTGCTGTGCGTCACGCGGGTTGTCGGCGTTGGTCATGACCAGCAGCTGACGAGCTGCGTCTGCCCAGCCCATGAAGCGGTTGAAGTTCTTGTTGCCGGTAGCGGCCACGGTAGCGACCTGCTCGCCGTAGATGTTGCCGGTGGAGCCGTCGATGGAGATCCAGTCGCCCTCGACGAACTTGTGGCCGTTGATCTCGAAGGTCTTTGCCTCCTCATCGATCTTGACCTCGTTGTCGTTGCCGCAGCCGGAAACACAGCAGGTGCCCATACCACGTGCAACAACGGCTGCGTGGCTGGTCATGCCGCCGCGGACGGTCAGGATGCCCTGAGAGACCTGCATGCCCACGATATC